ATTTAGGATGGTGGTTTCTGTCTTAACATTCCTTTTTATCATCGCATCATTATCAGACCTCTATTGTGAAAAAAGAAAAGCAGAATTATTTGGTCACATACTTCTTTTATTACTCCTGTTTACTTTAGTACAACCATTAGAGCAATTCTTATTATCTGTCCCAAATAGATCAGAAGTTAGACAAGTTCCTACATTATTTATAGAAAAGCCAGCGAACTATGACACATTTTCTTTTGAATATTCTAATATGACTATTAACACTGATTCCGAACAATTTTATTACATTGGCGGTAACTCAAGTTATTACTTTATTCTTGACCGGAAAAAGAATGAAGTTATGATAATACCAAAATCTGAATGTTCAAATATCAAAGGAAGCCCTCTTTC